ATTTTTCCTCTACTATTTTCTCTCTAAGAATTGCGTCTTCCCAAGCCTTACACAACGGACAGTACCAACCTTTCCGATACGGTTGTGGGTGCCCATCGCCGTCTTGTTTCTCAACATAGCCAAGCACCTCAAGCATCTTCTGGCCGCATTTACACGTCTGCCCCAGTTTTTTGTACATCTTTACTTAACACCTGTATAAAACACATGTTTGTGTATGTTAGCTGTAACTTGTCCTGTGTATGCCCACTCGGGGAATACTTTGGTGCTGTGGTAATGAGTCGCGCCCCCTGTAATATCAGGAATCAAACCACTCAAATGCACTATGTATACCGCATCCCGCCAAGCCCGTTCATCGTGCGGGTCTTCTGGTTTGCCATCGCAGTAGAAGCTGAACTGACACATGTTGCGTATCGGGTTACCGTTCCAGTAGTAACCTTGTTTGACTACATCACACGCATTGTCTGGGTAGCGTGGGTCTTCGATTCTATTTCGTATTACATGAGCGACTGCAATCTGCCCTGCATCTGGTTCACCTCTAGCCTCAAAGTAGATAGCTAGGGCTACGCACATAAGCGGGGTGATCATACAATTCTCCACAACCTGTAAGTGCTATCTTCTTGTTTACGCATCGTCATTACCCTTTCATGCCTAGACAAAAACATTTGTGCGCTAGCTGCATCCCTGTAGTTGTCTACTACAACACTGTCACCAACTTCCATATCTAGCAGTGGATCAAACTTAGAAGCCCGCCCTCCTCTACGTTGGGGTACTGGTATATCTTTCTCTATTGTAAGTTCCATAATTATCTCCTTGCTGGTAACTGGTTATGATTAGTGAATAGCGATTCCGTAATTAGGGATTTCGTATTCATAATTAACTGTCTCAAGATTCGGTGAAATCAAAACTGCACCGTTGCCTGTATGGAATTGCATAGCCATCTTTGTAGGAGGCGACATAGTAACTACACTGTTTACATTGGGGTACATTACAGGAACAGCTTCAAGTAATTCATTTACCAACTTCCTACCTGCACCTTTAGAGTACGACCACAAAGAATATAAACAGAGTACCTGCCCTGCGTTCATATCTTCTTCGTCTAGTATGTCCTGTATATCTTCCACTAAATTATCTAAATCTCCTACCGCGTAAGATCGTAATTGTTTTTCTGACTGTGGAAGGAAAGGACAAATGACTACACAAACGATAGCGTTAACCACGAGTTTAATACCTTGTCTCTCCAAATCTTTCTCTACATCAGCAAACACACGAAAATTACCTTGAAAACGTGTGACGTTATCCTCAAACAAGTTTGGGCGTACGGGGTCATCGGCTATGTAGTCAATAAACTCTTCCATGCGGCATTCAATCAGCATCGTCATCTTCCTCGACAAACTCTTCTAGCTTTTCTACTGCTGCAACAAGACGTTTGCCTAACTGTAGTAGTTCCTCGGCATGTTCCTCGTCTACCTTAATTGTTATCTCTAACATGGCGATCCCACTCCCGTTCGCGCTCTTCGTCTGGATCAACTTCGTATGACCGCCACTTGTAATCCTCGTCCTCATCACCAACGCGATTCGGATCATCCGGTATTGTGCGCCAATCGTTATAGACTCTGCCCATTATCATTCTCCTGTATATCTTTCAGTATCTCCCGCCGTAGTCGCTTGCGATCTTCGGACGAACATTTACTCACGATCTTGATATCACTCAGTCTTAGCTTGTAACTCGACGGCTGCCAGTACAGTGCAGCTTCCGGCTCAGTCACCAACATGTACTGCCATGTCTCACCATCTATATCTATATAAAAAGATTCACCAATCATTCTGCATCACTCCCACCTTTTAGTCTATAGTCTTTCTCCACAAATCCCTCTCTACTTCCATGAACGTATGTTGAATTAATCCACACCTTCTTCCCATTCTGATATGTGCGAATGTGTCCTCGTCTCATGTGGCTACGTTTCGCACCACCTCCACCGCCGTTGCCTCCACCCAAGTACGGGCTATCCCATACCTCACCGCCGATAGACAGAACCTTGTAGTCATAATTAGCTGTCTCACCTTTCTTGGCATGTTTCTTAGCAAGTTTAGGGGGGACATTTACAGGTACTTGTTTACAGTCGTTTATCTCTAACAGATTGCAAAGCGTAGCCATTGACATAAAGTCATCTTGGTAGTCTGACAGAATGTCCCCTATTTCTTCTTGGCTATTCCCATGATCCACAAGATATTCAATAAAATTGACTGTATGGGGGTCGGGGTTCCAATCAAGTCCATATCCCATAGCTCTATGAGCGCCAATATCTTCAGGCTTAAAACTAAATTTGCAGAACGCTGGTTGGCACGCCCATACTTTAAGATGGGGGGCATACAATACTGACGCACATCTTATGTCTAAATCTTCCCCCTCTTCTTGTTTCTGGACAAGAATAGAAATTTTATGGGTGTCTATTTTTTCGGGTGCATCTGGTACTTTTATTCTTGTTGCGCCTTTCGTGTCGATACCATCTGCCTGATTATTTATATGAGTAGTACTTAGCAGAATCGTAATTGGGTACGGCAATCGAAATGGCACGTACTCTTTACCATCAAAAGGAGGATGTAAATCTTTACCACTAATTATGTTTCTTACATCTGGTACATAAAACTTCATGCCCCTCTCAATAGTTTCAGCTAAGTAGTTCATTGAGTGGGCGTGTTGCGGCATTTCGTTTTCGAGAAGCACCCCAACCGCAGTACGCATATCACGTACCGCATCCTTAAACTTACCCCAGTGCGGGATACCTCTAACTGTCTGTTGCTTCTTCATTCTCGTTCTCCTAGTTAAAAGAAATAAGTTTGCGTGAGTTCGTACAGAAATCCCCCCACCCATTCAGGGTTCATGCTGTACTTGCTCACGACTAACCGTAGCGTGGCTTACTCGGTGCATGCACAGGGTTGGAGTGCTCTCATGAGGCATTTAAGCCCTGTCATGCACTGCGGATGTTTTCGGCCAGAATGATACAAACACACCTACCCACCGTCCGCTGGGGTATGGGGGAGTAAACAAATCAACTAAAAAACCTCCCCCTACTAAGAACCTAAAACGACAGCAGTACCTCCCGCACGCTATCTATATTGTCTTCATTTACTACCCACCCCACCCCGGCAGCCTTAGCTACATTTGCCAGTTCACGTTCCTGTAACGGAGTGGTAGTGTTCTTGCCCGCTTTGCACTCTATCGCAAAGAACTTTCCTTTGTAGCACCCGACTATATCCGGCACACCTGAACGTCCATAACCACCTGTGGCGGGAAAGAAGTAGTAAACATCTTCACCTAACTCCTTCAGACGTTTGACGACTTGGTTCTTTACTCTCTTCTCTGGTGTCATCACCATCAGTTTCATCTCCCGTGTAATGAATCCAAAACACATTTTCTTCTATGCGCCTACCTATGTTCTCCACATAATGAGTCGGTGGCGTACATGGCATAACCATCAACACCGCCAATCTGCGTTGCATCCAGTTAGGTAAGTTGACGACGGGCATAGCACAAGGCGTAGTTAGATCGCACAAGTTTGTCTCAATGCCGAAGGTTGTAATGTGCGCCACATCATCTGTAACGCACACTCGAAGTACCGTGTTATCACGCACCATGTACGCTCTCCGCAGGTAGTTGTATAAACTCTTTTATGAAATCCATAGGCACCAAGAACCCGCACGCTTCCTTACATAGCACCTCAACAGGATCACCTACCTGACCCACACCATTGGCTACGCCTCTACCGGTTCGTTCAACACTTTCCAGTGTCATCACTGCACGCTTTATTTCAACCGGCACATCGTCAAACGATTTGTACAAGACTTTGTGAATATCATCATAGCCCTCACTGGGATTGCGGTATACACAGGCCACGTTACCTGTAACAAACGAACGCAACATGTACATATCTCCCTGCTCACCCGCATGTTCCTTCTTCTCTTGTAGGCGGTCGCGCTCCTCCACATACTTGTTGTACTTAAGCATCAACCTACCTTCCGGCGCAAACGTAACGGCTTCCCCGAGTTTAGCCTTATTCAGTAAGTCGTACAGTTCATCTTGACAACTTCGTTGGGCCAGTTCGGTACAAAAATTGTTATACGCCGCACGTATTTCAGCACTAATTGTATCTGTCATATCTTCAACGCGATCTTTAAGTTTGTTCACTACGTACTTAGATACTTCTGTCAGATCGTACGGACGTAAACTCGCAATGGTAGTTGCTGCTTTCTCGATACTCTTTGCAGCAGTCACAAACTTAGTTTCATGCTCACGGCACGATGGGTTAGACAAACTACGTTCTCTCTTTATCCGCAAAGACATAATCTCAAACCGCTCTGTGTTTTCGTCGTACCACACAACCGCTGTGCATAATTCACTACGTTTGGGTCGTATCGCCCACTTAATTGCGGCATCTATATAAAAGTCGATCGGGTAAATATCCACCAAGTAATTAAACTTACTGCGAACAAGAAGCAGTAAGGCGTGCATTTCAGGTCGGACTTCCCAATCGTTGAACGCGTACCCGTACTTATCCATCTGCTCTGAAACACGTTCGGATACCTTACGCCCACCGAACCTTTCTTCTACCTCGGCTTCGGTCATGGGTAAGAATTCGTTGATTGTTTTCTCACGATCATCTTCCCAAGTAGGGAGATAGAAGTTATACAAGTCAGTATCTAGCATTTCATTCTTAGACATAAGAGTTCTCCTATTAAAGTTTTACATGGACGGCAGTGCCGACAGTTGGTTGTGCAGCTTGGTGATCGAGAATGCACCACAGTACAGGACAATCCCACGTACCCCAATCACCACCAAGGTACCCGTCTGTAAACACGATCACCGCTTGGGGACTGATCTGTTCCTCTGTCAGATACTTGTTTACACAACTTATCTCAGTGCCACCTCCCCCGGCTGGCTTAGTTGACTCAATCAATCTTTCTACTTCATCCGCTTCATACACTTCATCCGCGCACACTTTGGTGTCCCAATACAGAAGACGTATCTTTTCTGGATTGACGTTCTCGACCACGCCCTGCACCTCGGACAGAAACTTGGTTAGCTCTGGCTGACCGATACTGGCTGACGTGTCGATCGATATAACCAGTTCCCCAACATGCTCAGACACCCCACTTGGCATGTACCGACCAGATGCAAGGTATCTGCGGTTGGGTCTGGCGTATGTTGAGTAGTCTCTGCCACGGCAAGTCTCAGTAGCAAACTCACGCAGTACATCAACCCAATCGACTTCGGGCTGCATCATAGAATCAATCGCACGGTTGCCACCACTACCCATCTTACCGGCAGTAATCGCACCCTGACGTATGGCATTGTCTATCTGCTCTGCAAGTTCACCCTGCTCCTCTTCGGACATTTCCTGCGCACCTTCCCAATCGTGATCGTCTAGCACGCCGTCTTCCTGACCACCACCCTGACCACCACCTTGGCCACCGTCCTGATCGCCATCTTGCGGTTGCTGCTGTTGTTGCTGCCGTTTTTGTTTGAGTATGTTGTACACCTCCTCGGCATTCATACCGGCGTAGGCATCATCAATACATATCCAATCAAACAACTCGACAAAGCCATCAGGGTTCTCGTCCCTGATAATCAGGTTGATCACGTAGTCACACGCCATGTTGGCAAGTCTGTGATCCTCGTCGTGAAGATGTTTCCACGTAGTCAGATGACGAAACAACTTGTGGTAACACTCGTGCAGTATGACAAACCGTAGCTGTGCATCAGAGATACCATCAACGAATGCCCTACCGTAATACTCGTCGCGCCCGTTGGTTGCGGCTGTAGGAACATCTTCCACTATCTCCTTGCTACCGATCATCAGAACACCGGCTAACGCGTAGTACCGCTCGTTGTTCATAATTGTAACGACTGCTTTCTGGACTCGCTGTTCAGCGGTCAGTTGTGCCTGTATTGTAAAAGCCATGATTCACCCCCTTACACTTTGTCCTGTGCGTACATGTAACCGTTAGCCAGACACCAATCACCAAACTCCTTGCAATTGGATACAACATCACGTTTGACGTAGGTCTCCTTACGCGCACCGTTCACGAACAAACCCTGTACTTCTTTAGGTAGTCGGTTCAGGTACTTCATCCAGTTGGCCACCCACTTGTACTCGATAGTCGCAAGCGTACGGTAGACCACCATGCACTGGGCCGCAGGGGACTCAGGCACCTTGGCCGTATCAGGATTGTCCTTGATCTCCTGAAGTTTAGGCAGGTCGTTCGCCATGTTCACAAACGCCATCAGGTCACGCGCACCGCGCTCACCGATAGTGCCGATCATCAGTTGCATGAGAACTTGTTTGTCAAACTCATCAGACTTCCAGAGTATGTTGCTCACTGCCTCCAGAGATCGCGGGGTAACAAACGCAGTACGCCACTTGGCTTTGGGATGGAATATGTACGGATTCGCATCGTCCAGATGACGTTGGTACTCCTCAGTAGACGTGCGCTCACTGGGTTCCTTGATGTCACTGAAACTCTGCATGAGTTGTGGGTTCTCGTTTACCCAACCCAATACAGAGGGGTGAATACCACTTGCCATACCCCACTCTACCCACTCTTTATGGTCGGGCTTGCGCATACACACCACGGTGATCCGGTTACGGGCATGTGGCGGCAGCAAGTCCCCAACACCTTCGGCGCCCTTATTAGTTGTGGCAAACACAATTGAGCCTTCGGGCAGCTTGTTACCACCGGCAGTCTCACGTTCGAGCATGATGCGCAGTAGCGCATTCTTCACCGCAGGGTTAGCCTTACCCAATTCGTCGAGCATCAGGATCACTGGCTTGCCGTGATGGAAACCCAGTTCCTCATTCACCGCATACCGCACCACACCCTGCTCGTCGATCTTGTCGAACATAGGCACGAACATATCGCCCACGTCCTTGGTAGTGCTATCGAAGTATACCGGTACGTGTTTGGGTAACATACGGGCAAGCATTTGAAGTAAAGAAGTCTTACCCGAACCCATGTCACCTTCGACAAGTATGGTTTGCTTACCACCCACCGCTGCGATGGCATAGGCAAGTGCATTGAGTTCCACAGTGTTATCAAATTGAATAGCAGACATAAGAAGTCTCCGTTTTGTTTAGTTTGGTTAAGTTTAGTTAAGTTGAGATTAAAAGTCTAGCGTTGGCATTTGTTCGATAATCTTATCGATATCTTGTTTGGTTTGTATCCGTTGCGACTCGCTGTTGCGCAGTGCGTCCGGTGTCACCCCGTTCAATGCCAAGCGTAGATCGTTGGTGATACGGGTCATGGTTGCGTCACCCGTCACGTTACAGCTACGCATGAGTTCCACAAACTTGGTCACGTTATCAACCAGAGTGTTCTGAAACCCAGTTGGCTTATCGTCACCGGAGTAGTTCAGCATCTTGGACATGTTCTCCAACGGCCCACGCAGTCGCTTGAACACATCGGTATAGGCAGACTCCATCCTACGCTTGAGCATATCCTCATACTGTGACTTGGACTCCTGACTAGCTTGGTCACCCACCTGAACAAGAAAGTGCTGCGGATCAACCATGTAGTCCCACTCCAAGCGAATCTTAATCTTGCGATCAAGTTCATACACAGACGGGTACAAAGACTCGTCGAACATATCCCCGAGCCTAACCTGAGCCTGAGCTGGATGGCTTGGGTAAACCTGTAGAAACGAGTTCTTGAGAGCGTAGAACTCATCAAAGAACACATCCATCTGGTTCGTGTAGTCGATCTGCTTGGCGTTGGGCAACAGCCGCAAACCAAGGTCACCCCAAGGTAGCGTGTTGTCCATGTGATACCGGTAGATAGCGCGACTGAGTTTCTGTAACGCTTTGTGTTCGGCACAGTCGATCAAGTGCTTCTTGGTCTTGATCGCTGACGGATCGGCAGACTTCAACCGAGCCAGTGCCTCGGCAGCTTCGGTATCGTTCTTAGTCAGGTCAGGCACCGAACGATGCAGGCTGACGATCTTCGCGCTCGTTGCAATGGAAGGTACAACTGCGTCTTCAAGTTGAGTTTGTGTTTCAAGGTTCATTTGTGTCTCCTTGCGTAAGTCACTTACGCATTCGTTGGTTTGATTTACTTCGGTTTGGTTTTGTTCCACACTGCTTGACAGTGTTTTCACATTATCGCACACATCTCCCACCCAGTCAAGGGTTACAGAATCGTGTTTATCTTGCATGGCTAATCCCCCTACAGTAATAGTCCAAAGATTGTGATTGCTGCTATGAAACCCAGAAACGCCACGCCGTATAGCGCACGCACCCACCACGGTAGGCCATCGTCCTTCCATACGTATTGCTCGTGTGGGTCATGGATGTTCAGGGTCTTGTAACATTCGCCTACGGCGTGCTTACTTCTTTTCATTGTCGTTCTCCTCGGGTAAAAAACCTTTCAACAAGGCAGGGTCTACGTTGTACAAAAGCGAATCAATGGCAGTCCAATCGTTATTGGCAATATCCCTCTTCATCTCTTCAATAACTGCGTCTACCAATTTCTGGCTAGGTCTATTCACTTCCTCCCATGCTTCGACTTGTAAACAGCGGAAGCCATTCGCCCGCCACATATCCACCACGCACTGCCTATCGTCTAGTATGCACAGCACGTCATCCGGCGTGAGACCAAGTTCCTGTACCATTTCGAGTTTGACCTCGGTATCGGGTCGGAAGTCGCCGTTTTTACGCATGATTAAACGGGTGTCGTAATCCCAATCCTCGTGAACGTGTTTTTGTAACCACTGGACAGTTTCGGCCCGCACCACGTCATTACGCCCAGACAGGAAATAAACCTCCCGCTCCACCGCTCCGCAGACCATGCAGCCTGAGTTGTGTCCGAGTATCAACGACTCCATTATTTCGATAACGTCCCTGTTCGGCGCGTCATTGATGCACTCCGTGTGGAAGCTATCCCAATCACTTTCCTTCCGCGTCTTCTTCGTACCGTCAGGGTTGTTGATAAAGTGCAGCCGGTGGTTCACATCGGCCAGTGTTCCGTCTAGATCACACAAAATTACTTCTTTCATTCTCACTTCTCCTCATTAAAAAATTCGTCTTGCCGTGCTTGTGCCCAGCGCAGTGTCTCCTTGTACATAAACTCTTCTCTCTCCTGTTGCCTCATCTCCTTCTCCGATTGCAGGATTTCTTCGAGTGTTGCTGCCTCCGTGTTGATCCAGAAACGCTCTTTTGTGTACAAGTCTGACGCAGGCGCAAACTTCTTCCTGTGTTCCTGCATCAACTTAATGACGTGTTTCTTTAACTCCTCATCCATCCTCACTTCTCCCATCGCTTTGGATTGAATTGTTTAGCTGTCTCGAACGCACTCTCGATTGAGCAGACCGCAGCAGCTTGTTTGTGTTGCTCGATTATTGGGAAGGCTATCTTCCCGTCTAACCCCTGCGCCTTTGCACAGGGGACACAGTAGGCAAAATGCTTGGCGCGTTCTGCCGGATACAACAGGTCGCAGTAACGGCAACCTTGTTCTGATAGCAGGTATCGTTTTGTTTTCGACATTGGCTACTCAACCTCCGCATCAGTTACATGGAAGCCGTAGTTCTCTGACCAACTCTTCTGGGCGCGGGTCATACCCTTCCAGTTCTCAACCCAGTAGCCACGGTGCGGGTGGTTGTGGGCCGGCGTCACCGGCGTACCTTTTGGGATAGTAGCTAGTGCGCCATACGGCATGCTGTTGTAAACGATCTTGTGCTTGGTCTTCATAAGTGGTCTCCGTTGCGTAAGTGACTTACGCAGTTGGTTGGTTAATTTGAGGGGGTGTCCCTCGTGGGCAGTCCGACCTCCCACTATTTATAATTATACGACACAAACAAGTTTATGTCAAGGTTTCACAAACACGTTTGTTCTATCTAGTCAAGCTATTGCAACTTTGCAACTTTTGGGTTTTTCGGTAGGTAGCAAAACGAAACCCAGTAACTACGCAGGCTTGAGGGTATATTGCTACTTTGCAACCATTGCAACCTTTTTTGGAGGGTCTTCAGGAAACATAGCGCGAAGGGGGGAGGAGGGGGAGAGAATCCCCCAGATTTACGGGAATTCCTAGAGGTGACGTTTTCGAGGTTGCAATTGCTCCAAAGTTGCAAAAGGATAAGGATAAAAAAATAAAAAATAAAATATATATATATAACAGTAACTTAGTCCAACCCACCCCCCAGAAAACCTTACCCCCTTTTGCAACTTTTGCCAAAACTTAAGAAGTCGCATTAACTCCGATACCCCCCACCCATTGCTACCATTGGAGCTAATGCAACCTTTTTTACAACGAACGTGTTTGTCTAATTAGCCGACGAGTGCGTAAGTGACTTACGCAGTATGCGCCGATAGCCGACAGCCTTGTGGGAACTGGTTATGCGGGGGTAGTGCGTAAGTGACTTACTCAACGACGGGGTACTTAGGGGATTTTGTTCTCGTAGAGCCGATAGCCGACAGCCTTGAGGGAACTGGTTATGAAGGGCTTGGGCACAAAAAAAGGGCTGACCCGATTGGGCCAGCCCTTGATGTTAATCGCGCTGCTCGCGCTGCTTGGCATATGCCGATGAGCGGATGCGAACCAAATCATTTTGATACTCAGTGGTCTGAGCGTCATCGATCCACAGAAGATCTAATTCATCAAGCCCTTCGACTACTTCGGCGATTCGCGCCTCATAATGCGCCAATACCTCAAGGCGCTGCTGCACTCGCTTGGTGTCAACCTTAATGCTAAAGCTTGCGAGACAATCGGCGGCTCTCGCCAATTTCTCAGCATCACCACAGGCTTTCAGGGCCTCGCGCAATGCCTGCTTGGTTTCACGTGTAAACATAAGTGTCTCCAGAAAAGAGAGGGGCGATTGCTCGCCCCTCGGTGGGTTTACTTGCTGCTTGCCTTGAGGGCATTTGCAAGCTTGGTGTTCCTGAGCTTGAGAGCTTCAGGGCATGACGCGACTGCGTGGTCGATCAATGCAGTCCACAGCTTGACCTGCTCATACTCAGCAGTGGTCGGCGATTCGATCTTTTGAAGCGCGGCACGGCGGGGCCATGCTGCCTCAATGTCTCGAACAAAGACGGGCTTCTCTTTGCGCTCGCCCTTGTCGCGCTTGGTGCCAGTAAGGAAGCGTTCATACTGGCCCATCCATTCGCGGGTGAAACCGCGCACCGATGATTCCAGATCGCGCTTGGTGTAGGGCTTGCCCTTGTTTTTACCTTCGCGCTTGAGGAAGGGCGATTCTGCGTTGCCCTTGAGATCACTGGCACTCGCTAGCCACTTGGTGACTACCTTCGCTTTCCGCTTGGCATCGTCATCGATGTCATCGGCATTGAGCTTGACGTCAAGGTAAGCAATCGACACTCGGTCGAATTCGCCCTGATACTGCTTGATATTAGCCAGATCAACCTTGTGCGTTGCCTTCAAGTGCTTGAAGTAAGCGGCCAGTGAAATGTTAGCAGCCAACCGATCAAGTGCGGCTGTAACCCCTTTGCTCACCAGTGCGGGTGAGAACGCTTTAACGGAATCAGACATTCTGATATCTCCAGTTAAAAGTGAACACGCAGCAGGATTGCTGCGATGGTTTCCATTATCCACATTTCCCACTGATTGACCATGCTATTTTCCACAATCTAATCACTTAGTGCGTAAGTGACTTACGCAATGGGGGCTTTGTTTGTCCTATATAGGCCCCCCCTTACCCCCACCCCCCGTGCACCCCCCGCGCACACAAATTGGTGCCATACGTAGTTCGCGCATACTATTACGCTCAAACGATTTGGTATTTCTGTGACAAACCAAAATTCCCACTAGCCCGGTTAGCGGGAGGCTAATCTAAGTTACCTAAACAAGTTTACTCCCCACCCCCTTAAGTACGTCTTGCGACCACCCCTTAAACAAAGGTTGCAAAGTTGCAATGCCCCCTCCCCCCTTCTTTTTGAAACCCCGTCCTACTTACCCCACCCCCTCCATTTCCGGCATACCCCCCGTCAGGAGTCCCGAGGTACTTACACAAACAAATTTTTGTTATTTAACTTAGCTTTGATTTCTGCAATGTTCTTATTTTAGTGGCAGGCTATAGCCCTTACCCCATTTAGCTTTTAGTTCTTTCTGCCACCTATGCCACTTTTTTTGGAAAACTTTTTATCTAACAGTTTCTAACACTTTCTAACAGTTTCTAACACATCCCAACACTTCTTTGATTTCTGCAACACGCGTGATATTGTGAGTTAGGGGCTACATGTTTCACCTATTAATCTCCTTGAGCGCCCCTATTTATGCCCTCGCCGACGACTCCACACGTTGCGAGGGTTCTTTTTGGTCTATATACTTGCACCCAACGGCTTCGGCTTGCGGAAAGGTGTTTGTATGGCTATTGCTTTAGTGCCAGAGTTTGGCATTGAAATACCAGATGATGTTCCTTACATGGACTTACGTGCTCGTGCGGAAGCGGCTTGCAATACGATTCACGAGTTAGAGGATCATGGTCTGGAGTTTGAAGCTACTGAAGAAGATCGTGATGTAGCTGCTGTATTGCTAACTTCGTACGCAGCAGATGTAGAGAAAACCTCAAAAACCGTTTCTACTTCCCGTGTTAACTCAATGACACCGGCCTCCCTTGTAGAAACTCACGGTATCCTTAAAGAATTTGGTCAGCTTATTGCAACAAGCGCGGCTGAAATACGTAATACCGTAACAAACAAGCTCATACTTGAGACTGAGAACCCCGACGCCCGTATTCGTATTAAGGCTCTGGAGCTGTTGGGCAAGATGACAGACGTAGGACTGTTCACAGATCGCAAGGAAATTACGGTAACCCACCAGACTGCGGAAGAACTACGTGAGAAATTGCGGGAGAAGTTGACCGTACTCAAGCAAAACGCCGAAGGGGTCTATGAGCAGGAGGGGGAAGTTAATGACGCGGAGTGAAGTTGCTGCTGAACGTGGTGAAATTTGCCGTAGCTGCCCCGAATTCAGACCCACACTGCATACTTGTAAGATATGTGGGTGCTGGATGGAGGCTAAAATCTGGTTGATGTTGGCAAGTTGTCCCCTGAAGAAGTGGGAAGCACACAGACATGATAACAGCGCAGGCCGCTAAACACTTAAATGCGGCACCCCCACCTCCGGAGTTTACGGCGGAAGAGGTAGACTTCCTCTTAGAAAACCTAGATTCGTACACGCCGGAAGAACAAGCTGAGATTTACCGGATAGTTGAGGAGCTTGAGGCTCGGAAACGGGCTGAAGCCTGCTATAACGACCTGATTGAATTCTGTAAGGCCATGCAGCCGGACTATAAGGTGGGAAAACACCACCGAGTGCTGGCAAATCTCCTGATGGAGATCGAGAAAGGGAAGGTTTACAACGAGGAAGGGGAGGAACAGGCCGAATCTGGTAAGGATCGGGTCTGTGTGAACATGCCTCCGCGTCACGGTAAGTCCCAACTCATCTCGATTTACTTTCCAGCGTGGTTTTTAGGGCGGAATCCGGACAAAAAGGTGCTGATGGTGTCCCATACCACTGATTTGGCGGTGGATTTTGGTAGAAAAGTAAGGAATTTGATTGGAACCGAAGAATATCAGGCGATTTTTCCCAATGTGCAGCTCGCACAGGACTCAAAAAGCGCGGGAAGGTGGAATACGAGTGCGGGTGGGGAGTATTTTGCCTGTGGTGTTGGTTCAGCTTTGGCTGGTCGTGGTGCCCACCTCCTACTTATTGACGATCCACACAACGAACAAGACATCATCAACGGAAACTTGGACGTTTTTGACAAAGCCTACGAATGGTTTACCTACGGTGCGCGAACACGTCTGATGCCCGCAGGCCGTGTGGCTATTGTACAGACCAGATGGCACTTGGATGACCTGACGGGCCGTGTTGTACGGGATATGGCGCAGTCTGACCTTGCAGATGCGTATGAAGTGGTGGAATTTCCAGCAATTCTGGAGATTGAGAACCCTGATAACCCCGCAAAGCCGACTGAAAAGCCCCTATGGCCTGAGTTTTTTAACCTAGATGCGCTGTATCGCACTAAGGCTTCGATGCCTCTTTTCCAGTGGAATGCTCAGTATCAGCAGAAACCCACGGCTGAAGAGGCGGCTATTGTTAAACGTGAGTGGTGGAATGAGTGGGTCAAAGAAGACCCTCCACCCTGTGAATACATAATAATGTCGCTCGACGCGGCGGCTGAGAAGAACAACCGTGCTGACTACACGGCCCTGACTACGTGGGGTGTTTTTTATAATGAGGAGGAGAATCGGTACTCCATCATCCTCCTTAATAGTATTAAGAAACGGCTAGAGTTCCCCGAGTTAAAAGAATTGGCCTATGGCGAGTTTAACTCTTGGGAGCCGGATGCGTTTATTGTGGAGAAGAAAAGTAGTGGTACGCCGTTATATCAGGAGATGCGGCGGATGGGTCTGGTGGTGCAGGAATATACCCCTCACAGGGGATCGGGTGATAAGATCGCTCGTTTAAACTCCGTAGCGGATATAGTAAGCTCCGGCTTAGTGTGGGTTCCACAAACACGTTGGGCAGAAGAGCTGGTTGAGGAAGTGGCTGGCTTTCCTTTTATGTCGCACGATGACCTCGTGGACAGCACAATCATGGCATTGATGCGTTTTAGACAAGGCGGGTTTATCAGGCTCCCGACCGATGAGCCAGATGAACAACCACTATACAGACGTAGGGGCGGTTACTACTAAAGGTAAATAATTATGGCGATAGAGAAAGGTGTATACCAAGCCCCAGACGGCTTACCCGAAGACGTTGATGCGGTTGTCGAGATGGAAGTTATGTCTGATGCTCCCGTGCAGGTTGAGCTTGAAGACGGCAGCATCGAGATAAACTTCGGTGGGGAAGAGAACGAGGAAGCAGAATACGCGCCGTTCGACGCTAACCTTGCTGAATACCTAGAAGAGAACGAGCTACGTGCATTAGGTTCTGATTTGGTTGAAGCCTTTGAAGGTGATACTGCCAGCCGTAAAGAGTGGGCGGATACCTTCGTTAAAGGTTTGGAAGTGCTGGGTTTTACTTATGAAGAGCGCACTGAACCTTGGGAAGATGCTTGTGGTGTGTACAGCAACGTGCTGGCCGAAGCAGCTATCCGCTTCCAAGCCGAAGCGATGAGTGAAACATTTCCTGCCGGTGGGCCAGTTAAGACAAAGATAATTGGTGAGATAACTAAAGAGAAAGAAGATGCAGCCTTACGCGTTAAGGCTGATATGAATTATGAACTGACTGAAGTAATGACGGAGTACCGTCCAGAACATGAACGCATGTTGTATAGCCTTGGTCTTGCAGGTTCAGCTTTCAAAAAAGTTTATTACGATCCAAACATAGGGCGTCAAGTAGCACTTTACATACCTGCTGAAGATGTAGTCGTACCTTATGGTGCTTCTAATATAGAAAGTGCCGAACGTGTTACGCATGTGATGCGTAAGACTAAGAACGAGCTACTTAAACTACAGGCGGGGGGATTCTATCGTGAAGTTGATCTTGATGATCCTGCGCCTTACCACACAGATATTGAAGAGAAGAAAGCCGAAGAGGGAGGATACTCCATTACTTCGGACGACAGATATACCGTACTTGAGGTTCATGCTGACTTAGTTATTGATGGTATTGATAATGAAGCCGGTGATGAAGATAAACAGATAGCCAAACCTTATGTTGTAGCGATAGAAAGAGGTACCGGAGAAGTACTTTCTATTCGTCGTAACTGGAACCCCGAAGACCCGTTGATGCTTAAGCGTCAGTATTTCGTGCATTATGTTTATGTGCCGGGTTTTGGTTTTTATGGACTTGGATTAATCCACATTATTGGTGGATACGCTAAAGCAGGTACTTCCCTGATTCGTCAGTTAGTTGACGCAGGTACACTGTCAAACCTGCCGGGGGGCTTAAAGTCTCGTGGTTTACGGGTCAAAGGAGACGATACCCCCATCGGCCCCGGTGAGTTCCGTGATGTAGACGTGCCCTCCGGCAGTATTAAAGAGAACATAATGACGCTCCCTTACAAGGAGCCAAGTCAAACATTATTAGCTCTCTTACAGCGTATTACAGAAGAAGGTCGTAGATTAGGTGCGATCTCTGATATGAACATTTCTGACATGAGTGCTAATGCACCTGTCGGAACAACGCTTGCTCTTCTTGAGCGTACGCTCAAGCCAATGGCTGCTGTTCAGTCCAGAGTACATTATGCGATGAAGCAGGAGTTCAAACTCTTGCGGGCTATCATTGCTGAGTACGCTCCGGAAGAGTACATGTACGTGCCTGACCGTGGTGAGCCTCGTGCTAAACGAGACGATTACGCCGTGGTGGATGTTATTCCCGTCAGCGATCCCAACAGCAGTACGATGGCTCAACGAGTCGTTCAGTATCAAGCAGTACTGCAAATGGCGCAGGCCGCCCCACAAATCTATGACTTGCCACAGTTGCATCGTCAGATGATTGAAGTTTTAGGTATTAAGAACGCCGACAAACTTGTACCGACGAAAGACGATATTAAACCTGCTGATCCTGTAAGCGAAAACATGAATGTGTTGGTGGGTAAACCAATCAAAGCATTCATCTACCAAGATCATGCAGCACATATCAGAACTCACCAAGCGTTCTTACAAGACCCGCAGATTGCGGCGTTTATTGGTCAGAACCCCGCAGCGCAACAGATAGTTGCAGCCCTAAATGCACACGTTGCGGAGCACATTGCTTTTGACTATAGAGTACAGCTTGAACAAAGACTTGGTGCGCCTCTACCCGCACCTAATGAAGAACTGAGCGAGAAAGATGAAGTATTGCTGGCGCGTCTTATTTCTGATGCTGCTATCCAGAATACTCAAGCTAAACAAGCTCAAGCGGCTCAAGCTGCTGCACAGCAGAAAGCTCAAGACCCTGTTATTCAAATGCAACAGCAGGAGCTACAGATTAAAGCCGCAGAACAACAGCGTAAGGCCCAAAAAGATCAGGCAGACGCCGCACTTGATGCTGCCAAACTTCAGCTTGATAAGCAGAAAGCAGATAAATCCGCTGCTATTGAAGCCGCCCGCGTTGCTGCTCAGGTAGACCAAGCCAGCGCAAGACAAGACTTGGATGAAGCCAAAGCAATACTTGATCTTGCGAAAGCACAGGAAATGCCCCCAAGGAGGCAATAACTTATGGCGAAAACCGTCTTTGACGTGCTTGATGAAAAACTCGCTGATATTCAGCGCGAGCAAGAAGGATTTGTAAACAGTGGAGGAGCAAAAGACTTTGCTGGGTACAAAGAAGTGTGCGGGGTGATTCGAGGTCTAGCCACCGCCCGTAGAGAGATAGCCGACCTTTCGCGTAACTATATGGAAGCTGAAGATGACTGAAGCGACGGTAAGTATTACCCCCGATGGGGTGCATGCTGAAACTGCACTAGAAAAGCAGCGTAGAGAAAAGATAGCAGAACAAGAACGTGAGTTAGCAGAGTTAGAGAACAAAATCCCAAAACCTGCTGGGTATCACATTCTTATAGCCTTACCTAACATTGAAGAGACTTTTGGAGGTAGTGAAATTCTTAAGTCAAATCAAACAGTTAGAGACGAGTACATTCTGTCTATCATAGGTTGTGTTATTGACATGGGCGAACAAGCCTATGCGGACAAAGATCGGTTCCCCACAGGCCCTTGGTGTAAGCAAGGGGATTATGTGATGTTCCGAGCAAATACTGGTACTCGTTTCAAGATAGGTAGGCAAGAGTATCGATTAATGAATGACGACTCTATTCAGGCTGTCGTCCCCGATCCGAGCGGTATAACTCGCGCATAGGAGATAGAGTATGGCGATGCAACAAGTTGAGTTCGAGTTTCCTGATCCAGATAAGGAAGAAAAAGGAAATTTAGAGGAAGTTGAAATTGAGGCGGCAGAAGAAAAATCTACTGATTTAGAAGTAGAGGGTGCTGTTGGCCGTGAGGATATGCAAAAACCTCAGAAAAAACAAGAAGTTAAAGAAACAATAGAAGCTGGAGAGGTTGAAATCGAGGTAGAGGACGATACTCCTGAAGCCGATAAAGGTAGAAAACCCTCTGACCCTCCAGAAGACGTGACTGACGAAGAGTTAGAAAACTACTCTAAGAAGGTCAAAAAGCGTATTCAACAATTTAGTAAGGGGTACCACGATGAGCGTAGAGCCAAAGAAGCGGCTATGCGTGAGCGTGAAGCTCTTGAAGAGTACGCAAAGAAATTAGTTGAAGAAAATCAAGAACTTAAGAAAAATAGTGACCGTAGCTATAATGCTATGGTTATAGCTGCACAGCAAAAAGCTGAAGCAGAACTAATAGCTGCAAGACGGCAATATAAAGAGGCTTATGAGTCAGGCGATTCAGAAGCAGTTTTAGAAGCGCAACAAGTACTACACGACGCTCAATCTCGTGCAACTCGTGCTAAAAGTATGCGTCCTCGTAAAGAACAAGAAGCTCCCCAAGCTACGGAAACTTCTTTACAAACAAACGCTAATACAGTACAACAGCAGGAAGAAGCACCCAGAGCGCAAGAAGTTCAGCGTGATGAGAAGGCCGAAGCATGGCGCGATGATAACCCGTGGTTTGGTTCTGATGATGAAATGACGGCTTTTGCCCTTGGGTTGCATACTAAATTAGTGAAAGAGGGTGTAGACCCTAAATCTGATGATTACTACGAGAAGATAAATTCTCGTATGCGAAGTGTCTTCCCCGATCAGTTTGATGACGGGATAGAAGATGAGCCGGAAGCGGCGCCTAAAAAACGACCTAGTAACGTGGTTGCACCCGCTACGCGGAGCACAGGGCCTAAGAAAGTTAGGCTAACTCAATCACAAGTTGCTATAGCAAAGAGACTTGGAGTTCCATTGGAACAATACGCCAAACAGGCTGCACAACTATCGAGGAATTCATAATGGCTGAGAATAGATTAAATAGAGACTTAGAAAAGCGTGAGCGAACGCCACGTAAAAAGGCGTGGGAGCGCCCCGAAGTCCTACCTAATCCGACTCCTGAGCCGGGGTACACGTACCATTGGGTGCGTATTAGTACTCAGGGTCAACCTGATCCTACGAATGTTTCCTCAAAACTGCGTGAAGGTTGGGAACCCGTGCTGGCTACCGATCACCCAGAGATTTTCTTGACCGGAATTGAAAATGAACGGTTTAAAGATAATATCGTTATAGGTGGTCTGCTGCTCTGCAAGGCACCACAGGAATTGGTAGATGAGCGTAATGAGTACTACCAGCAACAGGCCAAAGGCCAGATGACTTCTGTGGATAACAACCTGATGCGCGAAAATGATCCGAGGATGCCTCTGTTTAACGACAGAAAGTCCACGGTTACTTTTGGTAAAGGTTAATTTTAGGAGCTAACAATGGCTTATCCGACTGTATCTGGCCCTTACGGGCTTGTACCGGTTAAGATGGTTAGCGGCACTCCTTATGCTGGCGTTACTCGTTTGTACTCTATTGCAAGCGGCTATGCGTCTAACATTTTTAAAGGCGATGCTGTTAAGCTCGTAACCGGCGGCA